CCAGTTCCAGCTTGCCGCTGGCCGATTCTTTGAGTGCCTGATTTGTGGCGTCTGCCAGCTTCTCACCGGCAGTTTCAGCCGCCTTGACCTCTTCCTCGGTCAGCACGCCCCAGTTGATCAGCGTGCCGCGGATCGTCCGCTTCAGGAACTTGTCCAGGCCGCCGATACCCTTTTCGATGCCCTTCAGGATCAGGCCGCCCAGGGTGATAGAGGCGTTGAAGATGTCGGACAGGCCCTGCGGGCTGAAGATGTATGCGATGATCTTCCCGGCGATGTCGCCAAGCATTCCCATAGCATCGCTGAAGCCCTGGCCCAGCTTCTCCATGAAGCCCATCACGTCGGGATTGGTGCCGAGTTTGTTTACATTGTCCAGGATGCCGTGCACCAGCTGAACCGCCGTGTCGCCGAGCTTATTCCCAAGCCCGCTGTTAGCAATGGCGGTGATGCCGCTCACGATGGCATCCAGGAGGCCGCCCGCCAGCTTCATGCCGATGTTCAGCAGGTTGCCAGCCGCGTCCACCGCGTTCGGGATGGCATCGACCATAGAGCCGACCAGCTTTGCGGCGGTCTGGCCCAGGGTAGTCCCCAGGGTGGCCCAATCGAAGCCTGCCAGCTGGTCCGCGATCTGCTGCGCCAGGCTGCTGATCTGCGTCGTCCAGGTGACCGTACCGGCCATCAGCTTGTCCACCAGTCCGGTAACGAAGGAACCGGCGTTCTGTACGATGGGGTTGATCTTCTTAGAGTCAATCACGACGGAGCCGATCTTGCCCAGAATCTTGGTCGCAAGGTCTATACCGTTCGTTACGCCTGCAATGACCTTATCCCAGATGGCGGAGCCGATCTTTTCCCAGCTGTCGCTGGCGTTGTACTCTCCGCCGAAGATCAGCTCGCCGATCAGGTCCTTCGCATTCTTTCCGAGAGCGGCCAGCTTCTCCTTGATCTTCGCCCAGATCGCCGTGCCGATGCTCCACCAGGACGCGTCCGCTGTGTAATTCTTGCCCAGCGCCAGCGTGCCGATCAGATCCTTGGCATTCTTCCCGAGCTCAGCCAGCTTGTCCTTGATCGTGTTCCAGATGGCGTTGCCGATCATGCCCCAGGACGTGTCTGCCGTGTAGCCCTCTCCAAGGACGATCGTGCCGATCAGGTCCTTGGCGTTGGCGGCCAGCTTGGCAAAGGCCGTCTTGATGGTCGCCCAGATCTTGGTGGCGACGTCGGCCCAGGTGGAATCCGGCGAATAGTTCTCGCCCAGCACCAGGCCCTTGACCAGCTCACCGGCGTTCTTCAGGTACTCGCCCATCTTGCCGGTGATCTTGCCCCAGATCTTCAGCGCCACGTCGGTCCAGCTGTCATCCGGGTTGTAATCAGAGCCCAGCACCAGGCCGCCCAGCAGGTTCTTGCCGTTGTCGGACGCCGTCTTGATCCCGGCCTTGATGTTCTCCACCAGCTTGCTGCCCAGCTTGCCCCAGTCGCCCAGGTCGCCTTCCTTCGGCTCCTCGCCGAATACCAGCTTGTAGAAGTTCGTCCGGATCTCGGCAAGCGCGGTTTTGACCGCTCCGTTGATCTTGGTGCCGATCTCCGCCCAGTTCACCTTGCCCAGAGCGTCGATCAGGGATGTGAACAGCGTCACGCCCGCGTCCAGCATATCCGGCGCGGATTCGATGACGGTAGTGGCCAGGGCGGTCAGGGTACCGGCCAGGCTCTGCACCAGCTCCGGCATGTTCGAGGCCAGGCTGGTCGCCAGGGTCGTGACAAAGGTGGTAGCGGTCTTCCCGGCCTCCGGCAGCACCTCCGTAATGGCGTTCAGCGCGGTCGTCAGCACGGCGCTCAGGGCGTCCATCATGTCCGGCAGCGCGGTGGTGATCGCCGTCTGCACGCTGTTCAGGAACGCCTTCGCGCGTCCGGCCAGCACCTTATCCTGTCCGAACAGCTTTTCCTGCAGCTGCTTCGATCCCTCGGACGCCTTGGCGGCCATCTTTTCCAGGTTCTTGCCCATCAAGTTTTCGGCGTCCATCGCCGCTGCGCCCAGTGCCAGCAGGCTGATGGCCACAAGCCCGGCGGGAGACGCGAGCCCGGCAATGGCCTTCGTCACCTTCGGCAGCGCCACAAGCAGGCCGCCGCTGGCCGTCATGACCGGCCCGATGGCCGCGGCGAAGCCCGCCATGCGGATTGCGCCGCGCAGCGTGTCCTTATCCATCTTGCGGATGGTATCGGCCAGATTGGTACCGCGCTTGATCAGGTTGCGAACAGGCCCCTTCGCCAGGTCCCACAGCGTGATTTCCAGACCCTCAATAGCGCTCTTGAAGATGGTCATATCGCCCTGCACGTTGTCGAGCATGACCTCTTTCATCTTCTTCGCGGAGCCGGTGGCGTTGTCGATGGATCCGGACAGCTTCAGGAAGTCTTCCTCGCTGGCGTTCATGATGGCCAGCAGGCCCGGCAGACCTCTTGCTCCCGCAATCTGCGTCACATACTTCATGAAGTCGCCGCTGCCATCGGTCAGCTTGGCAAGCTGCTTCTCGTATTCCTTCTCGCTGATCTCGCCCTTTTCCAGCTTGCCGGACAGTTCGGCCACGTCGTTGGACAGCTTCGAGACGTCCACGCCGTTCTTCTTGGCGACGTTCCGGAAGTCAATCATCACGTCGCGCAGCGGCTTTACCTGGCCCTTGCTGTCGTACAGGGATACGCCCAGGGCGTCCATGGCCTCGGCGGTCTCTTTGCTGGGCTTGGTCATGTTCTGAATGACCCTGCTCAGGCTGGTACCGGCCATACTGCCCTTGATACCGTTGTTGGCCATCAGGCCCAGGGCCAGCGCCGTATCGTTCAGGGTATACCCGAAAGCGCCAGCCAGGGGAGCCGCGAACTTGAAGGACTCGCCCAGCATGGTCACGTTGGTGTTACTGTTGCTGGACGTAGCCGCCAGGATATCCGCGAAGTATTCCACGGCGGGCACGCTCTGCTGCACACCGTCCTTGACCACGCTCACCATATCCGTAGCGGAGAGGCCGAAGGCCGTCATGGCGTCGGTCACGATGTCCGATGTCGTGCCCAGGTCAGCGCCAGCCGCAGCCGCCAGGTTCATCAGCGGCTCGATACCGGCAAGCATGGACTCGGTTTTCCAACCGGCCATCGCCATGTATTCAAACGCCTGACCGGCCTCAGACGCGGTGAACTGCGTCGTGCTGCCCATCTCCAGAGCTTTAGCCCTGAGCTTGTCCATAGCCTCCGCGCTCCCGGTCACCTCGTCACCGGCGATGGCGAACACCTTGGACATCTGCGCGTCGAAGCCGGAACCGGCCTTGTAGATATCCTTTCCAGCCGCCACAAGCGGTGCCGTGATCGCCGCGGACATGGCAGCGCCGCCAATGGCCAGGCTCTTGCCCATGCCCGAGAGGGTCTTCTCAGCGCCTTTGACCGCGCTGCCGACCCCGCTGGTATCCAGATTAAAGCTGGCGAACAGCTCGCCAACCTTGAGCGCCATAGAATCACCTCCCGGTTATTTGCTCGTGGAGAGGATCGACGCAAAAAAGGCGGCCGCCTGTGCGCGTCCGTCCTCCTCGCTGATCTCCTCATCCTCCTGCGGCTTCTTGCGCAGCTCCTCAGCCCGCGCCGCAGCCACACCGTAGGGCGACAGATTGCGGAACAGCGCCACAAACCGCCGCCAGGACATCAGGTCTATCTGCTCCATCAGGTCGATGCCGTAATCCCTCTGGAAGTCGGCTTCGACCGCGTCCCACATGTGGAGCAGGTTTACTTTTTTGCCTTTTTGGTGGGGGAAACCATGCCGTCATCATCGGACAGGGTTTCCTCTTCATCGTCGTCCACGCCTTGGCCGTTGATCATATCGAACACCTGCTTGATCAGAGCGCCCAGGTCGCCGACGCTGATGCCCTTGTCGCACAGCTCCTCGATAGCGCCCTTGCCGAACATGATGTCGCCCGCGCGGAGCACCATCCGGCTGGCGTCGTTCTCGTTCATTTCCTCGTTCGCCCGGGCCATCATCACCGGCACGATGGCGGGGATCTCCGGCTTGACCTTGTATTCCTTCCCGAACACGCGCACGATGATCGGTTCCTGCTTCTTTTCGGCCATGAAGTTGTCGAAGTCGAGCACACGCTTATTCATGATTTCCTCCCATTATTCGTAAAAGGGGCGATCCCTTCCGGAACCGCCCCGCATATCGTTTATCCTTCTTTGCAGATCGCCTTCACCATCTGCATCTGATAGTCCCGCTCGCACAGCTTATTCCCGCATACCGGGCAGAAGGCCGCGTCGTAGCGGACCGGGATCCGCTTGCCGTCGTCGCGCTCAAGCACGCTCTCGCAGCTGCGGATCTCCGGCGCTACGTCCGCCTTGCACCGGTCGCAGTACAGCTCGTCCGGGTACTCGTACCGGCTGAGCATCACTCGGAGTCAGTCACCGTCACGGCCAGGCTGGCGGTCCGCGCGTTGTTGACGCTGGTCACAGTCACGGTGGCCGTACCGGCGGACATGGCGGTCAGGGTGAAGCTGTTCTCCGTGATATTGGAGATCGCCACCTTGCGCTTGTTGGAGCTCTTCACGCGGAAGCGCTTGTTGCTGGCGTCAGCCGGCGTGAAGTCCACGGTGATGACCTTCGGCGTGGAGCCGACGGCGATGGACAGGGTGGTGACGGCGGCAGTGCCGTCCTTGAGCGCCACAGAGGCCAGCTGCGTATACGGCAGCACCTCCGGCTCGCCGACCTGCTCCAGATCCCAGCTGACGGATTCCTCGGTGTCGTCCGCGGAGTCCTCTTTGCTGGTCACGATGTAGTCGGCCACGGTCGCCATGCCGTAGGGGTCCACGATTTTGATGGTCGCGTCGCCGTCACAGCCGGTTTCGGTGGCGTAGTCGTCCAGCATCGCCTGGCCGGGGTCGCGGTCGCCGGTGGCGGCGTCCACGAGGGGCTTGCCTTCCAGGGACAGGCTGCCGGAGCGCTTGGTGACGTAGGGCTCTTCCCAGGCGTCGGTAGCGGCGGAGCCGTCCTCGGTGTCCGCGTCGGTGCCGCGCGTCATGCTGGTCAGGCCCTTGATGCGCAGCCAGGTTTCTTCGGCCTGGGTCTTATCCTGGATAAAGATCGCCCAGTCCCGGATGTTAGTCGGGCAGCCGTTTTTGCGTCCTTTCATAGGTTTTCACTCCTTTAACAGTATTTGACTTGGATATTGGTTACATAGATCTCGCGCTTGAGCGTATCCGGCCCCAGGCCGTGCGCCGCGTTGATCACGTCGATGATCGCCTTGCGCCCGTCGCCGCCCAGGAAGCCGTTGAACTCGTCCAGCTCCTGGGCGATGTCATACGCCCACTCATACGCCTTACGCGGCGATTTCGCGCGGGTCATGATCTGGAACCTGGCCGTCGAATCGGGACCGCCTGTGCCTGAATCGGTCGAGAATACACAGATGCAGTCGTCCGGCTGATCCGGCATCCGCGCCCAGTGTATGTTCCCGTCCTCTTCGGCGGTGGCGGTGTTCCCAAAACCGCAGAAAGCCAGGTGCTCGGCCAGCTCCTCTAATATGTTCATGCCGTCACCCCATTTCTTCCCTGTACGCTCGGGCGATCAGATCGCGCATCTCCCGCTGTACCTGGCCGTCGCTTGCCGGGTCTTCCAGGTATTTCGCCTTGCGGCCCCTCTGATGCTGAAACTGCATGTTTTCATGCTGCACGACGGCATACGGGGTATCGTAGGATACCGTGCCGCTTGAGCCGTCGTCGGCCACGTCCACATAGCAGCTGTTTTTCAGCGGGCCCTGATCGAGCGGAACCTGTTCCTTGCTGACAGCCGCCAGATGATCCAGCGCGGACCACGTGCCTTTCTTGGTGCACTGCGCCGTGATCCTGCTGATCTTGGCTTTGTCCAGCCTGATGTCGAGCTTGAAGCCCTTGCTCATTGCAGGGTCACCTCCAAATGGTTCTCGGTGAATCCCATTGCGTGGTAGCAGCGCAGCGCGATGAAGGTATCGCCGTTCACCTCTACCTTGGAGCGCTCGGGGATCGCCG